GCAGTATTGGAATCTTTTAAGGTAAGATTGATTTCGGGTTTAGTATCACCCGCAACTAAATTAATAGTTTCGTAATAAGCCATATTTAACTCCGTTGGAGGTTGTTCTCAGCATTGGCTATGCAGTACTTTATGTAGAATACGAGATTAATCTAAAAAGTCAAACGAATTATACAAATCCGTTGTCTTCTAGTTTAGTATTAGTCTCTATTTCATTATTTCCCCACATACCCGAATTAATAAGTTGTTTACAAGAGGCTTCATATCGTTGGTAGTAAGCATTATTCTCATCTTGCATCCCACCACTAACTGCACTATGGGCTTTATAAGCAGAATAATTAAGAAGAGCCTCGGTATAAACTTCACTAATCTTTAAATCTGTAATAGTTGATTTAGCTTTCTTAGGCGCTGCCGCATATTTTAAAATAATTTGAGATCGTTTAGGTGTTTCAGTATCAGTACCTTTAATAACAGCTTTAAATGGTTCATTAATTAAAATAGAAACTGCTGTATCTACTTTATTTACAAGCTTAACAGAGTCGTCTTTAATAGTTACAGGATCAAAATCAGAAGTATAATAAGCATGAATTGGAGCTAAAAAATCCGTAGGAAATGCGTATTCCTCACCGTCTAAAGGATTATCTAATTCCACGGTCTTTTTTAATAAATGAAATCGTTTGTGCAAAGCTAAATTCGCTAAATTAATATAATTAATAAGTTTATTTTGATTGGTAGTTTGAGTAGCTGTAGGCGTTGGGCTTGGATTAGCAGAAGTATCACCAACATCGGATACAGCTAATTTACTACATTCTCCTGTAACTAAATAATCTATATACTCTGAGATTTTCATAATAATTCCTTAAAAGCGGGCAAACAGGACGCAGTCCTGTTTGCCCTCGGAGGCGCACATTATTCTAGAGAGGGTAGATAATGTGCAAGTTAAACAAAATAAGAACTGTCTCCTTTTGGTTGAACATCATTGTCTCCCCACATAGGAGATCCTTCTAGTTTATCCGGCTCTTCATGAATCATTACTTCACTTGGTTTCCAAGCGTTTAATTCAGCTAGCATGCTAATTGTATCTATATGATCATCATGTTTACTTTTAAATCCTTTAAAAGTAGCTAACGATAATTCAAAAAGTAATTCTTCAAGTTCCTCACTATCTTTTAATTCTTCAGGCAACCAAATTTTATTAGATTTAAATAACGGTATAGCATTCTGTTGAAAACGGCTCATTTTATCTTTGGTCGGCCTAATTCCTATAGTATTACTATTTTTGCCTTTAGACAATGTAAAATATATGTTTCTTTGCCCCATTTCATTTTGAATCCAACTAATGAATCCGCCCTGTTGTCCAGTAGTTTCAATACCTACTTCCTGTGGATTATGTTTTTGAACTAAGTGAAAAAGCGCATCCATCGTCTCGTTCATAAGCGCCCGCTTACAAAAACCATCCACCCAATGCCAATCTCCATTATTATTTAGAGCCCAGACATTAATTACGCTAAAGTCGGCGTGTTCTCGATCAGATGTAGCAAAATCCGTAGTAATGTAAAAATTGTAAGCACCTCGATTTTCTAAGACATTATTTCTTTTATACCATACCAAATCCGAATCGTTAACCAGGCGGTCTTCTTCAGAAGTAATACGTAGCATAAGTTCTTGATTAAATGAGTCTAATTTTCCAGCTCCCTTAGCTTTAAGATATTGGGTATTAACATACTCATAACTAAACCGATCCTCCCAAGCGCCTTTAAACTCTTCTTCAGAACAAGGATACTTTTCACAAACAGGATACACGTTTACATGCCAAACACCCGATTCGATAGCTTTGTATAGAGGGTCCTTAGCATTAAACGGAGTTCCAGACCATATGACTTTACGCTTATTCGGATGTAACGCATAATCAATAGCCGAGTAGACCGTGTTCTCAACATTCTCAATAATTGTCGCGGACCTAGCATCTTCATCACCGAGTAAATCGTCAAGTACAGCAAGTTGCGGTCTCGTATTTAATTCAACGGTTCCACGAACCCCTGTTTTGGCACCATGCCCCGTCACTACAAATTCTTTACCCTCCGCATTTTTAAAATACCACCTAATATCAGTAAACCTTGATTCAGTAATATACGCTCTTAAAAACTCGCTATTTTCACATCTTCGCTCAATACGCAATCGCATCTTTTTGACACCATTCTCAATACTATCAGATAGATACAACGCATAGTTGACATCGCCAAAACCAGGAATAGAGCCATAAACGGCTATGTAAAGAAACAAATATTCTGCAAATATAGTGGTCTTGGCAAGGCCACGGGCGCACATGTTTGCAGTATTTTGAGTTTTCCCAGCAATTTTATCCAGCATTTTGTAATGGATTACAGGTGTTTGATTTTCTTCACCTTTTTCACCATTAACTAACTTAATAAATGACACAAATTCCAAGGCAAATTCACTTGGAACATAATTAGGGTCATCTGCATAATCAATAGTATTCAACCATTCATCTACTGTTTTTTTAGCTAGCATCCTCCTCTATCACCTCATAAGTGGTTTCTACCTTCTTGGCCAAAATTTCACTATGTGCTATCTCCTTCGCACTAGCCTGTCCATTTAAAATCATTTTTAATTGCTGCTGGGCTAGCGCCTTAGTAGTAGCACGTAAATCTTCTACAACATCATTGCTGTACCCAATATCAATTTCAACTTTAGATGTGGCGGGTGCCGCCAAGTTTGCAATTAAACTTTCAGCTGCTTTCTGTCTGACCATTTCAGACTTAGCTGTACGCATTAACTCCGCCTGGGTATTAATAGCCTCCTGATACACACCTGCATTTAAAATATGAGTAGGTACCAGTGTTTGCTCCATAATTTTAGTAACTAGAGCATTATTACCATAGTTATCTGCATAACAAGCAATTTGGGACGCAGATGTACCTTTACTTATTAAATTCTGGTACCGATCTGGGAAAACCTTACTATAAGCCGTAGACGACTTATCTCCCATTAATTTCAGGGATACGAATTTAATAGCATTAATATAAGCTGTTAAAGAATATCTACCTGTAGATAATACTGATGCATAAGTAAGAGTATTATCACGAAAAACCCGGCGCAATTCCGAATTAGATTCTGAGTTAATTAAATCAACAACATCATCAGTCAGATGCTTTCTAAACCGTTTATCAGGAAGGGCCCCTGCTAATTGGTCTTTAGTAATAAAATCAGTAGTTTCAATATCAGCTTCCAAGTCTTTTAAGTTAGCTAGCTGCATTATTTACCTCATTCCATTTGTTAATTAAAGTGCTATGGCAGGCCCCATCACTGTAGCATTCATGGGGAGAAATCATCCATAGTCGCTTATCTAGTTGAATTAATATATTCTTCTCCTCTAATTCCCTCCAATACTTGCCCCAAGTGCGATAGTCAGAGATCCAATTCACCTTCTTAATAAATACTTTCTTATCTATCTCGTTGTTTTTATTAGCTAAAATCATAAGAGGCAGCAATAGAGCACTTGCCGTACGTGATAAGTCCTTATGTTCCCGCTTACTAATGTACTTATTCACTCTTTAATCCTCTACTGGTTTGAGTGTCCCACATGTGTTTAACTATATAATATTGCTTGTCATTCCCATTAAACATTACCTCTGGATTCAGCATATACTCTTTTTTAGTAAATTTCCTAATTAAATCACATTTTTTTAAATCCCGGATACCCATTGAAAAGTCATAAAGAGTCATTCCGGCCTCCTCGCAAATCGTCTTAGGGGTACCCAACACCATATTCACCCTATTAATCTTATACATCAATTTGAGTAGAACAAGAGCCGCATTACTAGACACCTTATTTCTAGCTAAAAAATCAGCAGGCCGGGTTCCCAATTGAAATTTATTAAACATTATTTGACAATCCTCCCAGATCTGGTACTTTAATTATTGTTTAGCCTCTTTTTCCTCCTAAGTGAGGCCCGGAAAACCCGCTTAAGCCCCTCCTCGCTTAGGTGGGTTTTCTCTTTCTCTTTTTAAAATACAATTATGACAGTAAGCCTTCTTACTAGTACTCTCCCCACAACCTGGACACGGGTGCGCTAAAAACTTCCTGGTCTGCTTAGGATTAGGATCAAAGGTAGGTTCTACAGTTCTTACTAAGTTCCCCTCACCATCATATATTCTTACAGGGTACGGCATCATTCCTCCTCAAAGTTGGGTTTATCTTAACTATTTTTTACATCACTTACTCCCAACTACTATATCTAAGAAACCTACATATTTCAATATCTATTCTCGTTTAATGTGGTATGTCACATTAAAGTACCCTGTTTAATGTGGTATAGCACATTAAAGATTTTGTTACTTGTTGTAATATAAGGGTTAACCCCCTTCTAAGAATAAGAAGCGTCCGTCTCTCTATTATAAGTATATTTAGGCTGCGGACTTCGCGAACCCGCAGGCTTCGCTCGTCCTGCAGCCGCACCCTTAATATATAAATAATATATTTATAAAAGCCGCGTGAAAAATTTTTAATCTAGGTAGAAGTGCAATACTAACTAGTGGGACGGTGAATCAAGATTCACCCGCCCCCCATTCAAGTTCAAACGATCTTTACACAGGAGCTAAAGCTCCAAAGGCATATTGCCATCAATATCTTTCGAAAGGAGAAACAATGTTTAAAATTATCGGCAGTATCAATCGTGCGTTCGACAAAACCGCTGACGTTATCGATCCCGTTGGGGATACCTGCGTTGAAGCTGCTAACATTACGTGCGATGCCGTAAAACGGGCTGGAGTTCAACAACGCCTAGACCATGTCGCAGAGGACCGCGAAATTATGGCTAGGTTTAAGGAGTTATCTCCTGAAGAACAAGCCTACGTACGTGACAGGAAGCCTCGTGCTTTCGCCGCGGTCCAACCTGCTATCGAAGTTCCTGCCAAACTATCCGCTAAACCTAAGAAGTAATCCCACCTGTGGGCCAGGACGCATTCGCGTCCTGGTACCATCTTTTTTTACACACAAGACAGACACACAACACGGTAAGATAGCTCATTAAGAAGATTATACTTACCAACACATTTCACCACTTAACTTTACTTAACATTCGAGCTAAAGCTCGAAAGGGAATATTCCCTTAATCTCTCTCGAGGAGGTGTGTTATGGCTATGCAACTATCAAATGGTACTCCGGTTTATGACAACTACGAAGAATGGGAAGATGCCCATGCTGAGTGGTGTCATGATGGAGCTCAGTTGTCTTACGAAAAGGAAATGCATACGCCTGAATCCTATCGTAAGCTCATGGATGAGCACATGGCTGTACAACCAGCCATGACTCAAGAAACATGGGAGAAGCATCAGGCTTGGGAAGAAGACGATTGTCCCATTCCTTTCTAGTATCTCAGGTACATGACCACAAGGGTCATGTACCTTTTTTTTAATATCTATTAATAGGAGCATAGAACAACATGAAATTAGAAAACATAG